TTCTTCCGCGCTAATGGTGACGCTGGAATGCGAACAGTGAGCGCAGATATCAGCCGAGATGAACAATTGCATGTCGCATGTAACTCGCTTGTATGTAGAGAACTAGGACTGGAGATCTCTCCAAGCTTGGACAAGCTACGCAAAGCAACTATCAATTGGGTTATGCAACCATTAGGTATAAATACTACCTACAAGAATTTGGATAAAAAATTTTGGCTGAAATCTAGTGATAACTTAATGTATCAGGGTAAAGCTCCTGAACTTTCCTTCACTAAATCAGCACGTATGCCTGCGTTTTTTGAGCACTCAAATGTCAACCTCCCCCAATATGCTTGAGGTTCTTGGGATGAATTCCCGAGGACTTATCCATGCATTAGATGAATCTTTCCCACCCACTAACCCTACACCTGAAGATACAATGGAAAAAATTATGTACCGTTCCGGTCAACGTAGTGTCGTTGAGTGGGTCATTAAATACATGGAGGAAAACTGATGCCATTAAATACAAGAGTAACTGACCTAGATGCGACAAGGTTAGCGTCACAGCTTATGATCTACGGTTCAATGGGCGGTGATATTACTTATGACGAATTTCAGAACCTCGCATCCTCTGGTCATGATGAAACGGATTTAGCAAAAGCAGTTCAACACGCAGCAACTGAAGGTTTGATGATCAGTGGTCCGCTTGCAAACTACTTGTCAACTGGTGAACCACCAGCAACGCAGGCATCAGAAGCAGCTCCAGAAGCAGCTCCAGAAGCAGCTCCAGAAGCATCTCCAGAAGCATCTCCAGAAGCATCTCCAGAAGCAGAAGAGATTCCAGAAGGATATTTTGATACACCATTCGGTATCCGCCCTGGCTTGCCTGATTACCCTAGTATCCCAAACATGAGAGGCACACCTCCTCAAGATGCATTCGATGCAATGAGCCTTGCAGGTGGGGGTAATGCGCTTCCAGGAGAAGGAGAAGAAGCTGCTGCGCAACCAGGAGAACCAGAGTTTGATCTAGCTGCATATACAAAAGACTTGGTTGATAAATTAAGCTCTACATTTGGTAATCAAACTATTACCATTCAAAATGAAATGGATGAGCAACTTGCAGAGCAAAATAGAATCATGAAAAAACAGCTGGAGCAACAGCAGCAGATGATGATTGCTCAACGTGTTGGACAATCCAACATGAATCGTGCAAGTCAGCAAGCTCAACTTCAGTTTGGCGGTACACGCGGTAGTCAAACAGGCACTTCTAGTTTTAAAAGATCTGGTAGTTTCAGACTTTTCAGACCTTCTACCTCTAGTGGTTTAGCTATTGGTGGATCTACAACACCCAACACAAACAGAACAATTAACATCTAATGACAGCTAAATCTCGTTATGATAGATTGTCTTCAAACCGTTCCCAGTTTCTAAACGCTGCTAGAGAGGCATCAGAACTTACTCTACCATATCTTATCAGGGAAGATGAGCACACAACAAAGAGCGCTCTTAAATTAACAACACCATGGCAATCAATTGGAGCTAAAGGTGTGGTTACGCTTGCAAGTAAACTTATGCTTGCACTGCTTCCTCCACAAACTAGCTTCTTTAAATTGCAGGTTAACGATATTAATCTTCCTGAAGAACTTGGTCCTGAGATCCGGTCTGAACTTGACCTTTCGTTTGCTAAAGTTGAACGCACTGTTATGGAATCCATTGCGGAATCCGGTGACCGTGTTGCTGTTCACCAAGCACTAAAGCACCTAGTCGTAGCTGGTAATGCCCTTGTCTTTATGAGTAAGGATGGATTAAAACTCTATCCGCTTTCTCGTTACGTGGTAGACAGGGATGGTAACGGTAATGTTATTGAAATTGTAACAAAAGAAACAATCTCGAAAAAATTAATCAAACAATTTTACCCAGAATACGAAGACAAATCTAAAGATTCTGTGGTTGACGATCATGAACACATCCCAGACGATGAATGTGTTATTTATACCCACGTAACTCGTGATAACAATCGTTGGGTGTGGCACCAAGAGCTAGACGATGATGTCCTGCCTAAATCAAATGGTAAAGCACCACTTGACGCTAACCCATGGCTTGTGCTACGATTTAACTCTGTTGACGGAGAGGTTTATGGACGTGGTAGAGTGGAAGAGTTCCTAGGAGATCTAAAATCACTTGAAGCACTGTCACAAGCTATCGTTGAAGGCAGCGCAGCAGCTGCTAAAGTAGTGTTTACTGTCAGTCCAAGCAGTACCACCAAACCCGCAACACTTGCTAAGGCAGGTAACGGTGCTATCATCCAGGGACGCCCTGATGACATTGGTGTGGTACAGGTTGGAAAGACAGCTGACTTCTCCACTGCGTACCAAATGATTGGGTCATTGACTCAACGCCTAAACGAAGCATTCCTGATCCTCAACGTGAGAGACAGCGAACGCACTACAGCGGAAGAGGTCCGTATGACACAGCTGGAGCTGGAGCAGCAACTTGGTGGGCTGTTTAGTCTGCTAACTGTTGAGTTCCTGGTTCCGTATCTCAACCGTAAACTTAACGTCGCCCAAAAAACTGGCGACATCCCGCGACTACCTCAGGGTGGTGTTGTACGTCCCACTATTGTGGCTGGCATCAACGCCTTGGGTCGTGGTCAAGATCGCGAAAGCCTTGCTCAATTCCTTGGTGTTATTGCTCAAACTATGGGACCAGATGCTATCGCTCAGTTTATTAATCCTGATGAAGTTATTAAGAGACTGGCAGCATCCTCTGGTATTGATGTACTTAACCTTGTAAAGAGTATGCAAGAGCTACAAACTGAACAACAACAGCAACTTGCTCAACAGCAGCAGATGCTACAGATGCAGCAAGCACCTCAACTTGCAGCAGTTCAACAAAAACGTGAACAGGTTGCTATGCAGGGCATGGCTCAACAACAAGAACAACAACTCCCTCCACCCCAGTAATTTATGGCTGAAACATTTACAATGAATGAGGCTTCTGAAAGTCCTGAGATTCTTAACTCAGACGAAAAGGAGTCCCTTGCAATTGCTGACTCACTTGAACAAGGTGAGCAACCGTTGCTTGCTGGTAAGTTTAAAGATTCACAAGCTCTTGAGCAGGCGTATGTCGAGCTTCAAAAAAAGCTTGGCGAACCTGCTGAAGAACAACCAGCTGATGAACCTGGTGAACCTGCTAAAGAGGAATCCACCGAAAAAACAGACGAAGAAGATAGTGCTGAGTTTCTTAGTGAAGACCAGTCTAACTATTTAATGGACATGGTTGGAGGCAAGCAAGCCTACAAAAATATGCTTGAATGGGCTGGCGATAACTTTGCTAAAGAAGAGATTGCTATGTATGATAAGGTTATGGGAGCAGGTAATCCTGATGCTATTTTCTTTGCAGTACAAGCCTTGCAAGCTCGTTATACTGATAACGTTGGATCTGATGGTCAGACTTTAACCGGACGTGGTGGGGCTAATACGGATGATTCTTTTAAAAGTCAAGCCGAACTAGTTGCAGCAATGAGCGATCCTCGCTATGATCGTGACCCGGCGTATCGGCAAAATCTGATGCGTCGTCTTGAAAACTCTGATGTATCATTCTGATGTCTACTGTTGTTGAAGAACGAGGTCGTTTAAACCTCTACGCAAAAGAACCACCCATGGAGATTATTGACGTGCGCGAAACACACAACGAAAACGCTGAAAAGCTAAATGGTCGCCTAGCGATGCTAGGTGTAATGGCTGCGCTAGGTGCGTATGCAATCACTGGTCAACTTATTCCTGGAGTCTGGTAATGCCACAAGGTAAAGGTACATACGGTACAAAAAAAGGTCGTCCCCCTAAGAAAGGAACTAAAAAATAATGGCACACAAATGCGGATGTAAAGGCGGTAAGAAAGGCAAAGGAGGCAAAAAGTAATGGCTAAACGTGGTCTCTATGCTAACATCCATGCTAAACGCATGAGGATTAAAAAAGGTTCTGGTGAAACAATGCGCTCACCTGGAAGTAAAAAAGCTCCTACTGCTAAACAGTTTAAGCAATCAGCTAAAACTGCAAAGAAAAAGTAACACCTAACTAACAACTACACACATGAAATCTCTTATTATTACTGGTCTCTTGATCTCCGCTGCTGGTGCAGCACAAGCTGGACCCTACGCTAACGTGGAAATCAATTCCGGATTTTCTGGATCGGACTACACAGGATCTGCAACAGATGTACACGTAGGTTACGAAGGTGCTAACTGGTATGTGCAGGGTGGACCTGCGCTGCAGGCTCCCGATGGTGCTGATGGGGAGGTAGAACTCTCCGGCAAGGCGGGTGGTTCATATGGAATTAATGATTCACTGTCTGTATATGGAGAGGTATCTTTCCTGACTGGTGATACTGCTAGCTACGGAACAAAGGCTGGACTTAAGTATAATTTTTAATAGCTAAATAGAATAAGGGAGGTGCAATTCCTCCCCTAGCTCTAGCCAGCCAAGGCTTAAAACTGGTCTTACTTAATCTTACTTACCCAACCATGAACTATTACTTAAATGACTGCTGTACTTTCTAGACCACAACAATTAAATAACTGGGAAACCTTTTGTAAATGGGTTACCTCTACTAACAACCGTCTGTATGTCGGTTGGTTTGGAATCCTGATGATTCCTACGCTGCTTGCAGCTACCATTTGTTTTATCATTGCCTTTGTTGGCGCACCCCCTGTAGATATTGATGGCATTAGAGAACCAGTTGCAGGCTCCCTCCTGTATGGAAACAACATCATCAGTGGGGCCGTCGTCCCCTCTTCCAACGCAATCGGATTGCATTTCTACCCAATTTGGGAAGCTGCTTCGCTTGACGAATGGCTCTACAACGGTGGCCCGTTCCAACTGGTCATCTTCCACTTCCTCATTGGCATCTATTCT